ACTTCTGGAAGGGGGAAATTCGGCCGGCGGATGTTCACCTGGCATTCGAGCTGATTAACGCGCGATACATCAGCAAAAAGCCCACCATCCTTTCCAGCGAGAACACGCTGGAGGCGATTCTCCGGGGCGATGAAGCCATCGGCTCAAGGTTGTTTGAGATGGCAGGAGGATATTACGTTGACTGTTCCAGAGCAAGGAACTGGCGCACAGCAAGGAGGCAGGCATGATTCACAAAGGCGAAATTTACATAACCGACCGATACCGAGGCGGAAAGAAGGACTACGGAAGACCAGTTCTGATCCTCTCTTCCGCCGAGAACAACCGGGAAACCGGATGCGTGGTGGCGGCGCCCTTGGTGTCCCGGGAACGCTACGCGGCGGCGTCCCATATCGCCGTGGAGAGTGTCCAAGGCCAAACCTATGTGGCGGTCCTGGAGCACGTCAAATCGCTGCCGGAGCGCAGCTTGCAGCGCAGAAAGGACTACCTCTCACGGCATGCCATGGCCCGGGTAGAGGGGACCCTCTGCCGCCTGTTGGAGCTTTGAGCCATGTGGGAGATCACCGTAAAGCTGCGGCCCATTCCGTCCAGCCTTGAGAATCCCGAAGGAACGCGGGAGGCGATTGCCTGTGACCTGGAGAAATACGGGACCGTGCGTTATGTGGACATCAAAGACAGCGCATTCAAACCAGAACAGATAAAACTGGAGGAGACGACATGATTCTAACCGGCAATGAAATCAAACTCCAACGGGAGGCGGGCAACATCATCATCAGCGATTGGGATGAGACCCGGCTGGGGCCAAACAGCTACAACCTGCGGCTGTCCCCCGAGCTGGTGGCCTATAAGGAGGCTGTCCTGGACCCGAAGCAGGACAACCGGACGGGGCGGCTGATGATCCCAGAGGAGGGCCTGGTGCTGCACCCTGGGCGGCTCTACCTGGCCAAAACCATGGAATATACCGAGACCTACAACTTGGTCCCCATGTTGGTAGGCCGGTCCTCCATCGGCCGCCTGGGCATCTTTGTCCACGTGACCGCTGGGTTTGGCGATGTGGGCTTTTCTGGGAACTGGACCCTGGAACTGACCTGCGTGCAGCCGGTGCGGGTGTACCCCGGCATGGAGATTTGCCAGATTTATTATCAGACCACCACCGGGGAGATTTTAAGCCAGTACCACGGAAAGTACCAGGGCAGCCGGGATGTGGTAGCCAGCCGGATTTATCAAGAAATGTCTGAGGGCAACTAAAGATGGGAACGCATACAGAAGCAGATAGAGAATTTGAAAAGCGGCGCAGAAAGGTCAGACGGGAAAGCGGCCTATGCACTGTCTGCGGCAGAGAAGACGCCTACACAATGGCCGGGAGAGCCATGTGTGCGATATGCGCCCAAAAGTCCAATGAGTGGACAAAGAACAAGAGAAAACGGCCAAAGTATAGAGAAGCGGCAAGAACAGCTGGTAAAGAGCGATATGCGAAGATGATCGCGGAAAATATTTGCCCAACTTGCTACAAGAAGAAACCTGATGACGGATATTCTCTCTGCGAACTCTGTCGCATAAAGCACAGAACCCGCAAGAGAAAAAAACAGAATCAAGAGGGACAGAGAACCTGGGAGATGGCGCTGAGCGGGGAGACCTGTTTCTTTTGCAAATCTCCAGATGTCGTGCCAGGAAAGAAATTGTGCCAGGCTTGCATTGATAAGCGGGTCGCATATTTGCACGGAGAGAAGCAAGATGAAAGGAAAAAGAAGAGAGATCAAAACCTGCCCGGTGTGCAAAACAAAATTTCTGCCTATCTCCAGAGATGAAATTTATTGCAGCAGAAAGTGTTATATCGCGAATCGGTATGGAAAGCCAGCGAAGAAGAAGGAGGGAACCCCATGACAAGGAAAGAAATTCTCGCCGCTGCGGAGAAGTGCGTTTGCGGAGATCGGGAGCGGGATTATGGAATTCCAGAAAACAGCTTTCGTTTGATTGCGGCATTCTGGCACACCTACCTCAGTGCGAAGTGTGTTGCCGCTGGGGTCCATGTACAGTTAGAGCCGGAGGATGTGGCGGCCATGATGGCCTTGCTAAAGATTGCCCGGGCATATGCAAACCCGGAGCACATTGATAGCTGGATTGATGGCGCGGGGTATATGGCTTGCGGCGGGGAATTGGCGACGCTGGGGGGAAAGGATTGAGTATCACAAAAGGAATGTTCACCAGCACAACGGATCTCTGGGAAACACCGCAAGCATTTTTTGACCAACTCAATGCAGAGTTTTGTTTTTCCCTGGACGCATGCGCTCTGCCGTGGAATGCGAAGTGTGAAAGGTACTACACCCCAGAGCAAGACGGATTGTCTCAGATCTGGACCGGTGTTGTATGGTGCAATCCTCCTTATGGACGGAAGATCGGGAAATGGGTCGAAAAAGCGGTTGCCAGCGTTTCAGAAGGTGCCACGGTCGTGATGCTGCTGCCAGCCAGAACGGATACGCAGTGGTTTCACCGGTACATCTATCACCAGGCAGAGATCCGGTTTGTGCCCGGCCGATTAAAATTTGGCGGCGCCAAATGGAATGCACCGTTTCCGTGCATGGTTGTGATATTTAGGCCGGGGAGGGAAGAACAGAGATGACGCAGGAGAGGATGGAGTGAGCCTAAAAGATTTGATTGCTGATGTGAACGTCAACGAGATTTGCGAACACATCGAAACCGAAACATTGTCAGAATGGGTAAACGCATGGCAGGAAGCCGCCCTCTCCGCCCTCCGTCCTGTCAGCCGGGAGCAGGTGGAGAAGGTGTGGAGGGGGAAGTGGAAATATAGTCATACAAGCGAAATAGATCATTTTGCTGTTGTTAAATGCTCAAAGTGTGGATACGAAGCGTTTGCGATCTCCCTTTTTGTGAAAGATGGAAATTTCTGTCCTTCCTGCGGCGCTCCCATGACGGACGAGGCCGTGCAGATGGTGATGGAGAGATTGGAGGCGCTGTATGGAGATAGGTGACAGGGTCGTTTGCATGGTGAGCGGTGTCCGGGGCGTGATAACAAAAATCTACACCCCGACCGCCTCAGCAATGCAGATTATGGTGTGTACAGATGATGGGCGATTGTATCATGCTCTGTATAGTACATGGAGATTGGAGGCGCTGAAAGATGGCTGATATTTGCGACAGTTGTGCTTTCGAGGATGTTTGCCCAAGTGCTCACTTTAACATAACCGAAGCAAGTAAATGTGCATTTTATAAAAGCATTCGGAGGGATAAACCAGACGGGACGTGGTGGAAGGAGACGCTGAAAGATGAATGATATCAATCAAGACATAACCCGCATGATCGTTGAGATGAGGGAGCTTGGAAAGTTGCCCGCACCGTGCAAAGGTGGAAGCCACAATAACCTGTTAAGATATAACAAGCTGCGGGACCGGATTCTTGATAAATTCTTGTCCGCATTTGATGAGGGATATAGGTTGAAAAATTCCAACCGCCCGCCGGAGGGAGAGGAGGAAACCTGATGAACATTGAGAAACTAATTGAAGCTGCAAAGCTATATGGAATTGACGCCGCCGACGCCCTCACCGCCCCGCTGGCTGAAAACGAGAGGTTGCAGAAGATGTACCAGGAAGAAAAAGCAGTTTGCCATGCAACCCAAGTTGAGTTGGAGAGAGTCCGTGAATCTTTAGATTTTGCTCGCACAAAAGACGCTGAAATTTTACGGCTTGGAATGGAGTTGGGTCATCTAAAGAAGCATATGGAAAGATTAACTCATAGGCTTGGCAATGGAGAACTTACATGCAATATGGCAAGAGATGATTGCAGGAAAATGGGTGGGGATTGTCAGATAGATAGTAAAATCCTTGACCGCCTTGCTGCTTATGAGGAAACGGGCCTGGAGCCGGAGGAGATTGATAGTATACTTGATGCTTATGGGCGCGGGATGACTCTACGGACAGAGAACGCTCAGAGATTGGAAATCGTAAAGGACATCAAAACTACCCGTCTCCGCGAGCTTGCCCAGGCGGACAAAGAGGGGCGGTGCGTGGTGATGCCGTGCCAACCTGGGGATAAAGTTTCATACAAGAGTAGCACAGGGTTTTGGTGCAATGCGGTTATTAAGGATTACACGCCTGAAAATATATTTATCACGGCGGAGACTGAAATACCGAATGCAGAGCCATTAAGTCATACATTCTCGATTTTGGAAATTGAGGCCGCACTACGGAGGGATCAGGAATGAAAGAGTACATCGAGAGGGCAGCGGCCGAACAAGCAATCCACGCTATTATGCCCAGTATGTCAACCCCAGATGGGGCAGGGGCTAACGACGAAATGGTTTTTGCCGCCCAGGAAATGTGTGTTGACGCGCTGAGTGCAGTCCATTGCCTCCCCGCCGCCGACGTTGCGGAGGTGAGGCACGGGAGATGGGAGTTTTTAGGGCCAAATAGACTAATTAAAAGTTGTATGTGTGGAACTTGCAGTGTTTGTCATGTTAGGTCAGTATACATCGTAAATACTGCGATTTGCCCCAACTGCGGCGCTCCCATGGACAAGGAGGATTAAAAATGAAAATACACATCCCAGCTTTTAAGGCGATGGCCAAGTGCAACGAGCATATGAACCACGGACCACTTGATATTGACCTGGGGCCTGATGTGGTGGAGGTGGTGCGCTGTAAAGATTGCCAATATTACCAGGACGCAAAAATTAACAAGAAGGGATTTCTGATTTGCCCAGCGTCCGGAATGGAAATTACCGAAACGGACTATTGCTCTTATGGTGCTCGCATGGGCAAGCCAAGAATTTGCGAGGTGCTGGGGGTTGAGCCGGAAGAGAAGTTTGACGCTGGCTCATACAAGGATGCCTATGCAGATTTGTATGGAACTATACGAACGAATATTGGTACGCTGATGGATGCTGACCGAGTGTGCGAGATTATCAACCATCCTGACCGCATTATCCGCAAGCCCCACTGGACAGAGCAGGAGGTAGAGAGGGCAAAGGCTATCAAGATGTTATACTCAGAGGCAGAAAGCATTGAGATGTATGGCTTCGGCATTAGAGTTTTCAACAGGAAACTTGTCATTGCAACACTCGACCCCTCTTTGTTCCCTTCTCTTCGCTCAAATGAAATCATCACCCTTGACGAGATCATCGGAGGTACAGAATGAGAGAAATCCTTTTCAAAGCTAAGCGGCTGGATAATGGCGAATGGGTGGAAGGGTACTACGTTGAAAGAGACAACAAATCTTGGATTTACCCGGCAGGCAATCAGGTAATCAGCAAGTCTTTAGCGAGAGAACTTCGCCCATTTCATAGCGCAAAAAGCACGCAGCGAATTATGAAGGAGGTGTTTCCTGTTGCCCCCTCCACGGTCTGCGAGTACACCGGAATGACCGATAAGAACGGAACGAAGATTTTTGAGGGGGATATCATCCATTGGACGAACTGGAACGGCGAACAAAAAGAAGCCCCTGTATGCTATGATCAAGAGTGGAATAGATTTTGTATTTGGTTGAATGGCGCTGAAAGCATGGGCGTAAATATACATCTGTCAACGAGCGGAATTGAGGTCATCGGCTCCATCCACGACGGGGAGGGTGATTATGTTCAGCGAGGATAATAAGCACTGCCGAGAATGTTTCTGTGTAACATGTTTATATTTTCATACAGATGAATGCTTGGACGGAGAAGATATGTGTGATAAGTGTGACAACCAGTCCCACACAGAAAACTGCCCATGGTTTGATGACAGCGAGAGTATGCAGAATGATAAAGGAGATAAATGACAATCTTAGCGATTGACCCAGGGGACAAGCAGAGCGCCTATTGCTTCATAGACAGCGAGGATCTACGTCCGCTGCGGTTTGCCAAAGCAGAAAATGCCGAGGTCCTTTTGGTGCTCCAGTTAGAGAAGTATGATCTTGTAGTCATTGAACGTTTGGCAAGCTATGGCATGCCGG